ACTCTAGCCATATTCACAACAGCGCAATTATTCGCGCACAACGTGACGGTGGAACATGGACAAGCGGTTCATCAATGCCAACTCGCCTAGTGTTCTCCACTACTGCCGATGGTGCGTCGAGCCCTACCGAGCGCATGCGAATCGACAGCTCGGGCAGGGTTGGGATTGGAACTTCGAGCCCTGGCGGTAATTTGACCGTAGCTGCAACAGGAGACGCTAATTTTGACATTGTTGCCGATAGTGATAACAACGGTACAAACCAATGGTCTGTAATAAATTTTCGACGCAATAGTACAACTGGAACACCAGCAGCCAGAATTTATCAAAGGGAAGATAACAATGCTCTTGTTTTTGATAACAACGGCAGCGAGCGGATGCGAATCGACAGCTCGGGCCGAGTTGGGATAGGTACATCGTCGCCAACTCATGGTTTACATGTAGAGCACGGAACGGCTGTTGCTAAGTTCCATCACACCAGTAGCACCAACACCACCGCCATGATTTTTCGGCACGGCCGTGGCTTGTCTGGTTTTCAGGGCAAAATGGTTTCAATGCAACGAAATGATGGAACTGAGGTTGGTAATATTATTATTGGTGTTGCCTCTACCGCTTTCAATACTTCTTCTGATTACCGGTTAAAAGAAAACGTTGTTGATATTGCTGACGGTATTACTCGCGTTAAACAATTATCACCAAGGCGTTTTAACTTTATCGCTGACGATACAACAACAGTTGACGGCTTCATCGCACACGAAGCACAGGTCATCGTCCCTGAGTGCGTCACTGGCGTTAAAGATGAAGTTGATGATGATGGCAATGCTGTCATGCAAGGTATCGACCAATCCAAACTTGTCCCTCTGCTTACTGCAGCATTACAAGAAGCAATTGCAAAGATTGAAACCCTAGAACAGCGTCTATCTGATGCTGGTATCGCCTAGCGGCAACCCGCCCCGTGTCACAACGGGGCTTTTGAGTAATCAGGTGATTGGCATACTATTTGCGCAACCGATGCTGCCATGATCTTTTGACATGTCAGCCACGACACACAGTCACTATTTAAAACAAGAAACATGGCTACTACTATTAATTGGAATATTTCTTCACTCGACCGTGAGACAGCTGACGGCTTTGTCTTTACTGCTCATTACACTGTGAACGCTACTGATGAAACTTACAGTGCGGGCGCTTATGGTTCGATTGGACTTGAACGTCCTGAGAAGCTTGTGCCGTTTGCTAAACTAACGGAAGAGGAAGTAGTTGGTTGGGTCAAAGAAAAGCTCAACGAAGAGAATGAAGACAATGTTTCTAACATTGAAGCAGCACTTCAGAAGCAGCTTGACGAGCAAGCCGCTCCCACTCAAGCCTCTGGTGTTCCTTGGTGATTAATGGGTTAGGCACTATAGCCTAATATTAGCAAATCGCAATGCACACTTCTGAGCGCGGACTTGCCCTTATTAAAAAATATGAAGGGCTGAGTTTAGAAGTCTACCCAGATCCAGGAACTGGCGGAGACCCTTATACAATTGGCTATGGTCACACCGGTCCCGAGGTAAAACCAGGGATCGGATCCATTACTCTTGAGATCGCTGAAGCTTTTCTAGAATCTGACCTAAGGAAGTTCGAGAATGCTGTCGCTGATTTGATCGAAGTTGAGCTGAATCAAAATGAGTTTGACGCTCTCGCTAGCTTTACTTACAACGTAGGGCCAGGATCACTGAGTGATTCTACTTTGCGGCGCAGGTTAAATGCTGGAGAGAATAAATGCCTAGTATTTCAGGAAGAGCTTCCTAGGTGGGTTTACGGGGGCAGTGGCCCTATGGCTGGATTAATCAAAAGGCGTCAAGCTGAAGCTACGTTGGCCTGTTCCGGTCTTGACGTGAAATACGACTACTTTCTTGAGGAAGCAGCAAAATACTATAAAGAGCTACCCCATCAGAAGGACGCCTGGAGGAGCCTGGAAGGTTCTCTTGACCCTGCAGCCCTAAAGTCGTTTAAGGACGCTTATAGGTCATCACAGGAGCCTCTGAGGAAGCCTGGCCTTCTGTCGATTCCTCTTGACGTTCCGTACTTCTACCAAAGAGACAGCAAGACCGGCCATGGTGAAAGAATGTGCTTCTCCAGCAGCATGGCAATGGCTATGGATTTTCTTGATCCGGAGGCCATCGAAGGAGATGACGATTGGTATTTAAATGAAGTTTTCAAGTTTGGTGACAGTGTATCTTCCTCAGCACAGGTAGCGGCAGCCGAATCCCTGGGTTTTAATGTAGTTTTCAAAACTGACTTAACGACGCGAGACCTTGAGGATCAGCTGGACATGGGAATTCCTGTTCCTATCGGGATTTTGCACAAGGGAACAGTGGATCACCCAGCAGGAGGAGGCCATTGGATTTGCGCCATTGGCTATGACGACACGCATTTTAACGTCCATGATCCATTTGGCGAGCTTTCGCTCATCAGTGGCGGCTATCCTTTGGCTGGTCCCAACGATGGCAAATTCCAACGCTATAGTAAGAATAATTTAAGCAAAAGATGGGAAGTCGAAGGTCCCGGATCAGGTTGGGGAATGATTTTCAAGCAATGACGACAAATCTTGGTAAACTACGCTATTTCAAATGTATCAATGGATTTAGATCCCAATAAGTGCCAGGTATTCTTAAGTTGGCTTCCTGGCTATATGTGGATCAATGGTGCTCTTTTTTCTACCGGAGCAGCCCTTCCGCCTACTCAACACGTAGATCCAATTACTGGAGAAGTTAAACTATACGTTCGTCCATTTTTCGAGGGAGGAAGTAGTATAGGGGTGTTTCTCAGGCAAAAAGGACTAAGAGAGGCGATTGCTCGCGGAGATGTGTAAATAAAAAGCGATCCGGCTAAAGACCGCTAAACCTACCCACAGGACCCTGATCTGACCCTTGCTCATTGTACCATACTTACTCTTCTTCGCTGTCAATAATATCGTATTCCAGGCCATCGATGGTCTCAACGACTGATTTGAGATGACTATGGACAAATTCCTCTTCCCATCCCATTTCTAGCAAGAGAGCGGTTCCAATAGCCTCGATAGCCTCTGTGTGATCGTCAGTCCAGTCTCCAATTTCTACAGCATTGTCTCTGACTCTGTAGGCAGCTTGAAGAAGTTTTAGTTCCATCCCTTGGCTTTCGAGTTCTCCTGGCTGGGTACTTGCCTCTGACTCCATCGCTTTTGACTGTGCTGGATCAATTGCCGTCATAAGCGAAACACCGGCAACTGCAATGGTGGTTCGAGTTGAGTCGGTAAGGAATTGGAGGAAAGTAGCTGGCAAGCCAAACAAGACATCTACGATTCTAATTAATGAATAAGTTATCCTTGCAACGATACCAAAAAATAAGTTTCTCATGAATCTATTCATTCATTTACAGTTTACCTTAAACTTTACTATAGGTATCATCGCGCTGTACTGAACTAAAGGGATAGTCCATAACAAGATTTGAGCAGTCGACAAAATTAGCAACTCCTCTCATCGAGCCATCTTTCCATACAGCCTGCCGACCACGAGTCTTGGCGTGCCAAAATTCTAAGTCCCTACTAGCCGTTGCGTCGTCATCGCCAACAGCCCTTTTGCGAACGATCCAAACAGCGTGAGAGACGTGAGAAAGGGCGTCTGTCCCTCGAATTTGATCCATGCTAGGAGCTGGGCGCTTACCACCTTGTAGGCGCTCTTCATTCATGCCCACCCGATTCATTTGAGCCAATACAATTAAATCAATACCAAGCTCCTTAGCTGCTGTCATCAACCTGTAAGCCCTTTCTTCTAGCATCGAAGCTTCTCCGGAAGGAGCGTTGCGGTGACGAGCCAAGCAATGAAAATGGTCGACTACAGCTGCTCGCATCTCTGGGTTTTTTGCTTTCATTGAGCGAAGGTTGTTAATAACTGCATCTACGTCTGCTCCCCAAGGGGCCTCCACTAAGATCTCTCCCCCTTTCTCTTGCAATTGTCCGCAAGCATTTTGAATATATTGAGCAATCTTTTCTTTCTTATGAGACTCAGGTTGCTTTATATCGCCAACACTAGCCCAGGAAGTGTTTGGGTTGAATTTGCGAGTAGCACAAGACCATATACGAATCCAGATCTCGTCCTCGTCTAATTCAGCAGAGATAAATCCAACTTTCAAGCCCCCTGCCGCGAGCCCTACGGCTGCTTGAGCGCCTAGGATTGTTTTACCTACACCAGTGCGAGCTGCTAGAGCAAATAAGCGACCGCCGCAGAAATCTCCTCCAGGAGGGTAAACACCTCCTTCCATATCTAGGTCCATCGCGTGAATGCTTGTGCTGACTGGCTTGACTTGCTCTTTAGCGTTCAAAATTTTGTCAATCATTCCTGGCTTTCCATTGACTCCATAAAGGATGTCTGTTGAGGTTTTTGCATTCCCTTGTTGGCCTACAGATCCACGCAGCATGCCAAGGCATTCCATTAACTGGCTTTGTTGAAACTCAATGGCCTTTTCTAGCTTGGTATCAGCCTTCTGTACTTGAGAAATAGCTTGCACCATCTCATGATAAATAGCTTTTACCCGAGCCTGGCGAAGTAAGTCCAGCGCAACAGCCCACTCTGATTCTTCATTCCCGTAAGCAGACATTGCCTCAGGCGCTGTCAGGTAGCCAATGGCTTGATTAAAATCAATAATGGAAACAAACCTAGTACCTGGCTCTAGTGATTCGTGTCCATTAATCAGAGCCTCTCTGCTAATGAGTTTGACCGTTCTTTCGCCTAGATAGGTTCGATCAATTTCATTGCCAATTGCTTTAAATTCAGGAGTTGACCAGAGTGTTAAGGGAACGGCCTGGTCGTGAGATACTCCGAAAGCGACTCGCAAGGTCGACCACAGTTCTCTTGCAAGACCAGACGGAGCGTTTAGGACACGACAAAGGACTATTGCCTCTTGATCAGTAGTATTGTCTATTTCAGCTGTAGTTGTCGGCTGAACTTTTTCGATAATACGCGCCGTACCAAGAATGGTCTCGACTTCATCTTTTGCACAGTCAACTACTTTTCCTCCCTCAACAGTCAGGAGGCCCAGGTCAACAGCTTTTTGAACGTAGACAGGAAGGCTCATGGTAGATAGCGGAACTTGCGGGTGGTTTGATCGTTGCGACCTGTCCAGTGGTGAGGGACTACTGTCCCTTCTTTATGCCAGACATACGCGGTTGCATCATCTTGCTCTTCTTCTACTCTATCGAGAGCCTCCCAGTAATCCTCAGCAAGCTTGAATTCGACTTTGCTGATATCTTTGTATCCATCGTACCACTTGATCCAAAAGATTTCATCAAGATAATTGTGTTGTTTTTTGAGTTTGTTTGGTGATTTGTAAAGTTTTTCAATATTTTTGAACTTTTTATCATCTAATTCAGCCGACCAGCCAAATAAGTTACTAGCTTTGAAGTTTTTTGCAGACCACCAAGAATCAGCACCTGCCGCCATCAGGACTTCGGAAACGAAATCTGGATAGTCAGGTCTTTCTATATTTAACCTTTTGGCTTGAGTTTCTATAGCTATAAACAAGGGCAGCGGAAAAGTTCCATCAATTTTAAAATAACCTTCTGGTTTGTTTTCATTCCAGGCTTCCTTTATTTGAGCCATCGATTCCTTTTGGCTAAGGCCACTGGGTTTGCGCTTTTGCTCTTCTTGGATCTCGTCTGCTATCGATAGTTTTTCTGCTTTATCTATTCCTTCCTTGCTTGGCACGACCAGTTCCAGGCTTAGGCCATTTTGCCGTATTGCCCCGGACCTTTTCAATCTTTGCACGTTCTTAGCAAGCTTGCTGTATTCGACGCCAAGAGCCTCTGCGGCACCAGCCAGTCGTCGCGTGAGAAGTCTGGACTCTCCATCTCTGCATAAGCTTGCAAGTTGCAGCCAGGTAAGAATCAGGGCCGGACTCAGCCTGCAATAAAGCAATTCATTCGGAGCCTTGGTGAACCTGGATCGGGGCTCTTCCATGGTGATCAGCATTCTGGGGGTTCGGGGTCGATTCAGGCTATCACAGGAAGGACAAATTCGCGAACCAAAAGGACAAACTCGCGAACTAGAAAAAGGACAAACTCGCGAACCACGCTTATATGTAAAGACTTTTGTTGTTCCTTCGGAACAATGAATACTGGTATTGGTTTTTCAATGAAGAGACCAAAAGACTGGAGAATTCAAGCGAAAGTGCCCTACGAAGAGGGTGGAAGAGCCATCGGACGAGTGATCATGCACGACAGGAGTAGAGAGCCCTACCTGTGGTCGTTACTGTCAGGCACGGGTATGTGGCAACGCTGGCACTTGAACGCTTTTGCGACTTTGTACCGCGAAGAGAATATAAGGGAGTACAATGCCCAGAAGGCTCAGAAGCATCGCTGGCGAAAACGTGCTTTAGCGATGGCTCAAAAAGAACAGGAAGCGAGAAGTGTGATAGCCTGATAAGATCAACCCAAGACTCACAGAATCACGATGGCTGAGCTTCCAAATCTTGCAGGAGTCGCAACGAGAGACCTTGTCGAAACAATTGGCACTGACAGGTTCAAGGCTCCATATATCAACTGGTCTAGGACCATGAACCTTATGCGCGAGCACGCTCCAGGGTGGCTTGTAGATTATGTCCCAAATGCAGAGGGAGGTCTTCTCCACAAAGCTCCTATCGGGGGCTATGTGCTCATTCGTTTCTTAAACATGGAGACACAACAGCTAACTCCTGCATTGCCTCAAGCTGTCATGGACAATAGGAACAAATCAATTCCTTGCGACAAGATTCAAGCTCGCGACATAACGGATACTCAAAGAAGAGGCTTCTGCATGGCGGCTGCAATGCACTTTGGGCTTGCGTATGAGCTATGGGCAAAAATGCCTATGGAGAACGGCTATACTCAATCGACAGAGTCTGCTCCTGATGTAGCGAAAACAGTGACCAAGGAGGTAAATGAAGAGATGTTTCGAGAGCAAGCTCTGGAAAAAGGAGTCAACACAACTGCAATCGACGCCCTTGTTGGGATCGTCAAAGGTAAACTCGGTAACGACTTCAATAAAGGACTTAAGAGTCTTACCCTTCAAACATCAGAAGAGCTCAACAAGAAGTATGGAGCTTCCGAACAGAAAGACACCAGAGCAGGCTGGTAGTCATCTTGAGGAGGCAGTCAGTTCGTTGGCTTACTTTTTCAAAGGAATAGTAATTCAAGGGACTTGACAAGTCCCTTTTTTTGTGCGAAGGTACACGTAAATCATAAAGTTGATCAAGATCCATGGATTCAGTCACTATTTGGCTTAACTCGGCAGGTAAGAAAGCGATTAGCAGTGAATTGACATTTGAGCTTTGCTTGCAATTAGCTAAAGAAAAACGCGGCTCAAGGAAATATACAAAAATTTTAAATCGCATATGCGAAGGAAACCTTTTACTTCTTTACAAGACTGCTAAATCTTGTTCTGACAAGCGTTTGTTCGTCTGGGGGACAGAATTGAGTGTCGACTTACTACAGGCTGGCTACTTTGGTCTTCATGTTGCAGCCGAACGTTACGACACAACTAGAGGGACCAGATTCTCTACATGCGCAGTACCCTGGATACGCCAACGGTTAAGCCGTCATTTGGTCCAAAATGAGGCACGGATCTATATCCCTGAAAGGATAATGATGGAGATCTACTACCGAAGAAACCATGATGGTCAACCCAGTGGCAAGCCAGGAGCTCCTAAGTGCAAAACTAGAATCCTTGCTGCTGAAGTCGCCTCAGCTGCCTTCTTGTCTTTAGATCGTCCAGTAAGCCCTAGAGATCCTTATACTTGTTTGGGTGACTTTATTCCAGCCCCTGATGTCTCTAAAAGGACTGATTTGATTGAGTGTGATTCAGAAAAATGCAAGAGGATCATGGACAGAGCTGGTATCGATCCAAAAGTGCAAAAGCTTATGATTTCCTATTCAGAACGAGGTGTCATGAGCGCGGCTGCTTTAGATGCCGGTATTCCAATAGACAAGGCAGGCAAGCTTTACCGTGAAGCCATTGAAAGATGTCAAGATCTGGTATAATGTCAAAGCATTGAATCAGGGATCCCACCGATGGCACAAGTTAACATTTCCGGACGAATTGTCTGCAAAGAAGGCGAACCTGCTGTGACAACAAAAACACTTGGCGAGACTTATACTGTTGCTGAGTTTTCTGTCATGGACACCGAGTATTTCTATTTCAAAGGAGACGACAAACCTTCACAATTTTATCGTATTCAAGTAGGAGGGAAGCAAGCTGAACTCCTCCCCGATCGATTAGAACGTGGTGATTTTGTATCTGTTACGGGACAACTGGTTCAGCGAGTTTATAAAGACAAAACCTATTTAGACGTAAAGGATGCCCGAGTCAATCAACCTTACAAAGAACAAAAGACAGAAGAGGAACCTCCTTTCTGATTCGACTTCCTGATACAATGAGGGGCCAAGAGCCCCTTTTTTTTATGGCTTTTAATTTAAACCCAAAAGAAGCCGAAGACTGCTCGTCTGGAACTGGCCTTTTGATTGATGAAACGCCAAGACTTACCGTAGCTGTCATACGTCCGTTGGTATGGGCTGCTTTGCTCTATAGGACAGGTACAAGGCCTTCCGAAATAGTTGCTATGGCTTCTGTTTTATGTAGCCAGGAGGACTTAAAGATAGCCAATTGGGAGGAAGCAGAGGCGGGGGAGACTCGCTCCTGGGCGGAAGTATGTGCAGAAGAAGTGCTAGGAGAAATGCTTGCTACGGGCCTCTGTCGTTACAATATGACAGAAGATTTATGGGTCCTCTCTGTAGGTGAAAACAAGCGCAACGTTCCTGTCGTCATAGCCGCCGTATCTAGTCTTAACGCTGAACTGCCAAAGCATTTTCTGCTAGACATGGCGAGGGAATCTTGATGGCAAAGCATGAAAAAAGTCGAAGGTCTAAGCGGAAACGCCAGGATCGCGAGTATGAACAGTGGCTCAAAGAACAAAGAGAAGAAGGACCTAACGATAAAACTGGCGAATTTGTTGTTCTTCTTTGGCCAGACATGGTCAAGACCAAACCAATGAACTGGAATCAGGCGGAGAAGATTTGGCGCAATCACTCTGATCGGGCAATGATCTTTTCTAGTGAGGATTTTACGTCGGCAAGAAGGAAGAGAGGGCAAGATGAGAATTCTTAAAGATGGTTCTATGAAGATGAAGCCTTCTGCTCTCAAGCATGTTGAGTGGATGTCTCAGGATCCTCTGCCAATGCGTTCATTCAGAAAAGGAACAAATATTAAGGCTTATGTCGGGACTGGATGGGAAAAAGGACAAGTGGTATCTTGGTCAAAGGAGGGAGTTACAGTCTTCCTTCCCCGTAAAAACAAATCAGTTTGCATACGGGATAATAGAAACATTCGAGAGGAATCTGACAAGTGACCCACGATCCAATCAATCGCCCATCCCACTACGCCGAGGGTCGCATGTTTGAACCAATCGACGTTATCGAAGATTGGGAGCTGAGTTTCGGATTAGGTAACTCTTTAAAATATATCAGCAGAGCCGGAAGAAAATCTAATGATGCTTTGGAAGACCTATACAAAGCCCAATGGTATATAAATAGAGAGATTTCTAAATTAGAACACCAACAAAAAATAGAAGAAAGCCTTTCTGGTTTAGCTAGAAGAGCTCAAGGTCTTTTTTCTGTTAACTATCAAGACATTTTGGACTCCTTCGATGACGACTTGATTGATGATAATCTGCTTAACGAATATGGCGTAAGAGACGCGGATCCGAAAGGTTTTGATCGCGATGAGCTCTGGGATCCCACTCTTGGGCCTATTGAGACATGACAGCCCTGGCATACTGACGCTGACTATTGTCTCGTCTGGTGTATTGTGGAACTAATTACTGAACTAAAAGTCAATATGCCTCTGTTCTCAAAGGCCCGTCCAAGGGTTACGAGCAGGGGCACTTTTATGCCTGCTGACTACAAGAAAAAGCAGAAAGAAATGCTGCGCCAAATAAAAGAACAGTACCTTGGAGACGTCCTAGAAGGGCCTCTAAGGGTCGAGATTGAGATCTATGGTGAAGGCCGTGCAGATGGAGACAATATTATTGGAGCTTTGTTTGATAGCGTCAGCGGAGTAGTCTGGAAAGACGACAGGGTGAGTATAATACCTCAGCTTGAAGTCGTATGGACCAAAGCGCCTAAAGCTGAATCGCTATGGATCATAAAGGTCTATCGGATATAATGAAGAGACTTGCAGACTTATTTTGGCGGAAATCTGCTACAACCAGAGCGAATTTGATTACAGACGCGAAGAGGGGGTTAACCAGTCATCATTGAAAAAGATCCTGGACAGCCCTGCTCACTACCAAGCGGCTAAAAAGAATAGGCTGATACCTACTCCAGCGATGGAGATGGGAACAGCTGTTCATTGCCTGTTATTGGACGGCGAGGAGGCTTTCAAGGCTCAGTACGTGATGAAACCTGCAGAAATAAAATTAACGACTAAGGAAGGCAAAGCCTGGAAAGAAACTGTTGGCAGGAAAAGAGTCTTGACCGTAGGAGGGAAGGATGATCCTTGGAACAGTGTCCAGGGAATGGCTAAGTCTTTGTCTCGGTTGTCCTACTATCAAAACACTGGGGCTGAGTACATTAAGCGAAATGAAGTTTCCGTGTATTGGGAATGGGAAGGAGTTAAGTGCAAGGCTCGTCTTGACAGTGTACTTTTAGATGAAGGATTAATCCTGGACCTTAAAACAACAGACAGTGTGGAGGTAGATCTGTTCACTAAAAAAGTTATAGGACTCGGTTATGACTTCCAAGCGGCTTTTTACGCGAAAGCAGCTAGTGTTGCCTACGGAAAGCCATTTAAGTTTATGTTTACTTGCGTCGAGAGGAGGGATCCTTACACGGTTGACTTGTTCGAGGTTGATGAGGACATGATGGAAGAAGGTCTCGCGAAATGCGAGGCAGCTCTAAGGCTTTACAAGACCTGTTCAAGTTTATCTGAATGGCCAAGTCGCGATCCCAAGGTACACAGCCTTTCTTATCCGTCATGGTATAAATTTTATGATATAGTTGAAGAGCCAATTGAGGATGTATTTTGATGAATCGTGAACAACACACCGCCACATTAGTAAGCATCACTCCGGAAGCGGAGCAGCAAATTGTCAAAATGGCCAGGGTTTCCAATCCAGCCAATCAGAACAATATGGCTACGGCTCCCAAGCTTATCAAATACTTGCTAACCCATGAGCATTGGTCACCATTGGAAATGGCGAGTATGCAGGTCGAGATCCAGACAACTAGAGCAATTTCGGCCCAAATTATCAGGCACCGCAGTTTCAGTTTTCAGGAGTTTAGCCAACGATACAGCAATGTAGACCTGCTTAAATCAATTGGACTACCCCATCTTCGACGGCAAGACTCCAAGAACAGACAGGCCAGTCATGATGATTTGGATCCTGAGATGGTTGATCTTATGTACAAGCAAATAAGAGGGCTGTATCATAACAGTTTTGATTACTATGAGTATTTATTGAGACAAGGTGTGGCAAAAGAGTGTGCCAGATCTATCTTGCCCTTAGGGACTCCCACAAAACTTTTTATGAGTGGCACTATTCGATCTTTTGTCCATTTCTGTAAAGTTCGTTGTGGAGTGGAAACCCAACTCGAACATCGAATGATTGCGGATTCAGTAAAAGACATTCTGAAAGAAAACCTTCCATTCGTTCATGAAGCGGCTTTTTCAGAGCCTTGACCAATTGTGTGGTATGCTTGACTTAAGAGCATCCTGCTCTAAGGAGTTGTCGCACTCCTTTCACTTTAAAACAAGAATCTCGAAGAGACGGTTATGCATAAAAGAGGGCGTGAGAAACCCTCTTTTTTTATGATCTTGGCATACTACGACGACGAGATGTCACACTATGACTAAAGAGTGGAAGGAGGTAAAGGCTACGGTCAACCCTGGTCCTGTCTGGAACTATCAAAGAGGCTACAGGGTTCGTGAAGCCGGAAGACATGAGGATGAAAAAGCTTATAGAGCGTTTCAATTTTATCTAAATTCTGGCAGCAATAGAGCTCTTTCGTTAACAGCTGAAGCCTGTGGAAATAGCGCCGCTACGGTGGCTAAATGGTACGACATTTACTGCTGGTCAAAACGTTGTGCAGCTTATGATAGACAGCAAATGGCGATTACTTTTAAAGAGGTAAACGCCGCAGAACGCAAGCGTCATCGCCAAAACATTCAAGATTTTCGCCAGTCCAACGAGGACCAGGCCAGGATGATGATGGATGTCAGCTCTGACTTGATGAATATAATTCAAAAACGTATTCAAAAAGCAGAAGAAAATGACGAAGACATTCCAATGGGTCTCGTCTCAGGTCTGATGAGAGCAGCATCGAACATTTCAGATGCTGGCAGACAGGCTTGGGCAACCTCTCTAGGGGTCAGTGAATTAATGCAAGTTGTCGATCAAGAACTAGAAGAAGCTGCTACTATAGAAGAGGCGGATGTTTACGAAATCCCTCTCGACGAATAATGGCAACTAAAAAAGGCAACGACTTTCTCGAAAGGGCGGCATCAGGGCAAGGTCTCGTAAAAGAGATTAAGCATAAAAAAGCTGAAAAAGGCCCTGGCCGGGAAGTAGTCTTGTGGAAATTCATCCGCAAGGTATTCCCTCAGTACAAATTCTACAAATTTCATGCCACAGCAATTGAGCAACTCCAGCAAGTCATTGACGGAAAATGCAATCGACTTATACTTCAAGTCCCGCCGCGACATGGAAAAAGCCTCCTTGCATCGCAGTTGCTTCCTGCTGCTTACCTTCTTGCTCATCCCGACCGTTATGTGGGTATCAGTTCTTACTCCGCAGAGCTGGCGGAAGGATTTTCTAGGAAGGCGCGAGACTTCTTCAAGGAAGGCGGTGGACTTCTGAACGAAAGCAGCAAAGCTGTTAATGCATGGGGAACAGAAGAAGGGGGTGGTCTATGGGCCGCTGGTGTTGGAGGCGCAATCACTGGCCGTTCTGGGCACCTCCTTATTGTCGACGATCCAGTCAAGAACCGCGAAGACGCAGAATCTGACAGGATCATGGACAAACTTAATGACTGGTACACTTCAACCCTTTATACCCGTCTAGAGCCTCACGTAGGGGCCATCGTAATCATTCAAACTAGATGGTCTGAAAATGACATGATCGGACAGTTAATGGAAAACGAAAAGAATGTCTCTGAAAAGGGTAGAGAAAATTGGACAATTGTTGATTTACCAGCCCTTTACGAAGATCCTGATGATCGACCTAAATTGCCAGACCACTGTCCAGTGATATCTGATTGGCGGACAGAAATAGATGAGCCCCTTTGCCCTCAGAGATATGATTCTGACGCTCTTGCAAGAATTAGAGAGGCTATCGGGTCAAGAGACTTTGCTTCTCTGTATCAGCAAAGGCCAGCTCCAGAAGGTGGTAACATGTTTGCTCCAGATTGGTGGAAATATTACGGCTGGGACGCAATTTTGCCTGAGTTTCAGAGAATCATCTTGTCTGTTGACTGTACTTTTACCAATGCAAAAAAAAGCGATTATGTAGTCGGAGTTGTCGTAGGCCAGGCCGGAAACTCTTTCTATTTGTTGGATTTAGTTAGAGAAAAACTTGATGTTGTTGGCACTATGGCCATGATCGGAAGGCTTTACGGCAAGCACGCATTATCAGGTTGCGTGATTGAGCTTGCAGCTTCTGGATACGCAGTGTTTCAGATGATGCAGAAGAAAGTTCCTGGCCTGATTGGCTTTAGGCCTGAGAAAAGTAAAGAGGCTAGAGCCGCTGGAATTGTGCCCCTGGTAGAGGCAGGAAATGTCTACATTCCGGCAAGTGCTCCATGGCTTGATGCTTTTATCAACGAGTTTTCTTTGTTTCCAGCTTCAAAAAACGACGACATGGTGGATGCTTTGACAATGGCTATAAACTATTGCGCTCAAAGGTCCGTGCCTCAAATGACAACTGTTACCTGGGGAAGGGGTGATAAAGTATTACCAAACGTGTCCCAATACCGAGCATGGTAAGTTGGCTGTAAAGCGATAATTGTATGGCTCGGCGTCCCGCTAAGTTCAGAATGAACAAAGAGCAACAAAAGCTTGCGTCAGATAATCTAAACTTAGCCAGAAGAGAAGCCTGGAGAATTCAAAGGACAACAGGTATTGACTACCATACTCTCGAATCTGTGGCTTTTGAAGGATTGTGCAAGGCTGCTTATAGATACGACCCAGAGAGACCTCATCCTGTTACTGGTAAGAGTATGAAGTTTTCAAGTCTTGCAACCCCCACGATCAGAGGAGAGCTTTTGCATTGGGTCCGTGATCGAACCTATGCTTTGAGGTTGTCACACAAGATGAGAGAGCGCTGGGTCAAAGGGCGCAAATTGCTGTATAGAGGTGCGAGTGATATCGAAATAGCAGAAGAGCTTGAGATAGATCGCCAAGAGTGGCAGGAAATCCGTAAAGTTTGCTCTGGTCCTCCTCTTGAGCTTAAGGAACAGTCTAAGCCAACAGAGGCCTTGGAAGCTAGTGAGATCGACTTTGGTGCTATGTACCTTGACCTAGCAAAGAGTGCTCTTAATACCTTGGACAGTCATGTAGAAGTGTTACAGCAGCTTGAAATTTATCTTAGCGGAACAGGCTCTCGACTCCCGACGAAAGCCGTTGATGAACTTTTAGCCGCAGCTGGTTGCAGAACTACTAACTGGAGCGAGACTGACATTGACCTAATAGAAGGTTATGAGAGCATCGGCCCTAACAGGTCTCAAGGTTCTTTATTCTGATATAATCACTGCATGGCAATCACTACACGAACCCTTCAATCGATCAAGGCAGCTCCCCTGTCTACTGTTGTCGAGAGTCTTGGAGGAAAGGTTAAGCGTGTTGGCAACGAATTCATAACACAATGCCTTTGGCATGAAGATACGAATCCATCTCTGACGATCAGCGATCAAAAAGGATTTTGCTTTTGTCATGTGTGTAGAGAAGGTGGAGATGTCATTGACTATGTGCAAAAGCGCAAAGGAATGAACATGAGAGACGCTGCCGAATTGGTAGCGGGTATTCACAATATTCCTTTTGAGACTGATGACGAAGACTCTGAACAAGCTAGAGCCAGGAAGGTGCTTTTTGCTAAAGGATTAGAGCAAGCCAAGAATGTTCAAGAGCAGTATCGGAATAACTGGAAAGACCCGAGAGCTGATCGCGTTCGCCAGATATGGCTTGATCGAGGGCTGACCAAAGAGTCTTCTGCTGAGTTCCAGATTGGCTATGCCCCCAAAGGGGAATTTGCCGGTCGAATCACGATTCCTATTTACGATTACAAAGGTCGATTAGTTGGTTGGACGGGTCGCAAAACAAAGGAAGAACAGATCGCAAAATACAAAAACAGCGCAGATAGTGATATCTTTCACAAAAAGCAATTAGTCTTCAACGAGCAGCGTGGCCTTGAGTTCGCTAGGGAGGCTGGCTGTCTTGTTTTTGTGGAAGGACATTTGGACGTAGTGAGTATGTGGCAGGCCGACATAAAGAATGTAGTAGCCATACAAGGAACCGGAGCCCCAGACATTACTGTACTGAAAAGGCTTTCGCGCAGCGTCAAGAATTTTGTCTTGTGTTTCGATGGTGATGCCGGAGGTGCAAAAGCCGCTGAGCAGTTCATCTCCGTTGGCGGCCCCATGGCTCAGGCTGGTGAGATTAATATCAGTGTCGCAATCCTTCCGCACAAAAAAGATCCCGACGACTTAATAAGGTCTGGAGAAAATTTGTATAGCTTCATAGCAAGTGCTCCCTCTTGGTTGGACTGGGTTATCGATGCCTGGGCGGCTGATCTAAATAAAGACGATGCTTCGATGATAACGGAAGTCGAGAAACGTCTTCGCACGCTTATAAACGGACTGCAGTCAAGGGCCTTAAGAACTCACTATATTGACAAGGCAGCCAGGACTTTATCTACCAGTGACAAGGAAGCGGAAAAAATTAGCAGGCAGTGGGGTAGCGCAGAATTTCATCACGAGGTAAAGTCTTGGTCTCCGAGAGAACCCTACGATATAAGACTGGCAGCTGAGCGTAGGCTGCTGAGGATCTTTGTTCATCGTCAGGAGCAAAGAGAATCCTTGGCCCCTCTGGTCGAGAAGATTACCAACCCGGCCATGAGATGGCTCTGGCAGCGCTTGAAAGAGCTTCAAGAGTGCTCTGAGATAGATCTTACCCCGCATAGTGCTATGGCTGTTGTAGCCGTAGC